TTGCGCTGCTGGGACATACCCATCTGGCATCGACTCCCGGGGCAGGGAAGAAGGGCCGTGTGTCAGGGTTTCTCGGTCGCCGGTGTCAGTGTTATTTTTACAGGGTAATTCTGTCAGGGTTATTTTGTCAGTGTTTTCAGGGACCGTAAAGAATTTTTAAAAAAACCCTAGGCCCCCCTGCTACAATTCCCACCGTCGTCCCCCCTTGTCTATAGGCAACAAAATAATTTGACAAGCCTAGTGTTTAGGCGTATTCGGGAATTGTGGCTATGAACTCCCCGTGCAGGCGGTTGAGGGCTGGGCGTGTATGAGCATATACGCCTGGCCTTTTTTCGTTCAAATTAGATGATTTTAGATGGCTTTAGGACGGAAAACAGGCGGCAGGCAAGTCGGATCAGCTAATAAGGCGCGGGCCGAATTGCTAGCCCGATGCCAGAAGGTAACGAAGCACAAGAACTATCACCCGGTGATCGCTTTAGCGATCATTGCGCTAGATGAAAAAACCCCAACAGATCTGAGCATTAGGGCGCACTGCGAAGTCGCGAAGTACACCACGCCGCAAGTCAAGGCAATCGAGTTGAGCGGCGAGGATGGCGGGCCAATCGAGGTAAGATGGGCCGACTGATCGAGATCCCCTACAAGCCGCGGCCGTTGCAAGCCGAGATCCACAAGGCGCTCAAACGCTGGTCCGTGCTGGTATGTCATCGACGTTTCGGCAAGTCTGTGCTTGCCGTCAACGATCTGCTCAAGGCGGCCCTGCAATGCAAACAGCCGCGCCCTCGCGTTGCCTACATCGCGCCGTTATTCAAGCAGGCCAAGGCTATCGCCTGGGACTACCTGCGACACTACGCACATCCAATTCCGGGGGTGACGTTCAATGAAAGTGAACTACGGGCCGATCTTCCCAACGGGGCGCGGGTATCGCTTTTTGGCAGTGACAACGTTGACAGTTTGCGCGGCCTTTACCTGGACGCTGTTGTCTTGGACGAGTACGCGCAAGTCAGTCCAAGATTATTTCCCGAGATTATTAGGCCCGCCCTGGTAGATCGCCAAGGCAGTGCGCTGTTTCTGGGCACGCCATTTGGCAAGAATCACTTTCACGATATTTACCAACACGCAAAGCAATCATCGGACTGGTACGCCGGCATGTTCAAGGCTAGCGAGACCGGCATCGTACCGCAGGCCGAGCTTGATGCAGCCCGCGACCTGATGAGCCCGGAACAGTATGCGCAAGAGTTTGAGTGCTCTTTCGAGTCGGCGGTGGTCGGCGCCTACTACGCCGCGGCGCTGGCGCAGGCCGAGGCCGACAAACGCATAGGAGTTGTCCCGCACGAGCCTGGCTTGCCCGTGAGCACGTTTTGGGACTTGGGCATAGGTGATGCCACGGCTATCTGGTTTGCGCAGCGTGTGGGCAAAGAGAAGCGCATTATCGACTACGTTGAGAAGGCCGAGGAAGGCATGCCCTACTTTGCCAAGCTCTTGCGAGAAAAGCCCTACACCTACGACCGGCACTACATGCCGCACGACGCCGGCCATAAGGAACTGAGCACCGGCAAGAGCAGGCGCGACTTTGCCGAGGGGCTAGGCATCAAGCCGATTGACATCGTGCCGCGGACCAGCAACGTGGACGCCGACATCAACGCGACCAGGATCATGCTGGCGACGTGCTGGTTCGATGCCGAGAAGTGCGGGGACGGCATCAACGCGCTCAAGAACTATCGCAAGGAGTGGGACGACGCACGCAAGACCTACAAAGACAAGCCTTACCATGATTGGTCTAGCCATGCGGCCGATGCGCTACGCACGGCGGCCATGAGCGATTGGGACCGGGTGCACGGGCAGCCGATCCGTGTCGAGACGAACTTCAATCCATGGGCGACCAAGGATTATAGCACGGTACAGGTTGAGTCGGATTTTACGGTATAGGGATGCCCTACAAAGATCCAGACAAGCAGCGGGAGTATCAGAGGCTATGGCATAGCGACCCAACTCGCAAGGATAGGTTGCGCGCTTATGCGCGAGATTGGAGATTGCGCAATCGTGAGCGTGTGCGGGAGTACGACCGCCAATGGTTGGCGAATAACAGATACAAAAAGTTAGAGTGGCGCACAAAGAATAGGGAGAGGATTAGGTTGTACGGCTGGTGTGAAAGGTTTGGGATAAAGTACAGCAAAGCACCAAAGGAGTTTATAAAATTGGCCGTTGCCTATCGGCAACTCAGACAAGAAAGGACGGAAGTTTTATATGGGTAAAGCTTTTGATGTCAACGAAATACGAGAGATGCTGTCGGATGAAATTCGCGCTGTGAGGGATGGCACGACGACAGCAGCTAACGTAAATGCTATCGTCAACGCGACCGGGAAAATCCTCTCGTCAATTAAATTGCAGTTGGATTACTGCAAGACCATTGGCAAGACGCCGGACCTAGAATTGCTGTTGCCGGATGCGTTTGCCAAAGGTGAGCCAAACAAAGTCAAGGCAATAGGGAGCAAATGAGCGAACACAAGATCGCCAAGATTAGGGAATGCAAGAAGTGCGGCGCACGCGACAAGCTGACGGCCAAAGAGCTGAAGGAGCATGCCGCCAGTTGCACGGGGAAAATAAAGCGCGTAGCATAAATTAAATAGTTTTCCGTTTAGCGACGGAATGACTCGGAAGACCCTCACGGGCCTGTTGATGAGATTTCAACAAGGTCTGTGGGGGTTTTTTTATGGGCGCACCAAAACCACCGGAACCAAAACCCGACATGGCGCAGAAGGCCAAGGCCGAAGAAGCCATGCGGCTGAAAAACGCTAAGGGCTGGGCCAGTACCATCCTGCGCGACTCACGCTCGCTGATGGGCACCACGCTGAAAGCGCACACCGGCGAATAGCTATGGATTGGTGTTCCGACCATTTTGGCGTCGTTATGCTGATACTCATTGCGATTGTTTTGCCGCTGATAGTGGTCAGCGAACTACAATGGCAGCAATTCGTTGTAGATCATGCGTGTAAAAAAATTGCTGAGACAGCAGGTTCAACCGTAACTGGTATAGCAGGGAATGGGGTACTACAAGCCTACATACCGAGTAAAACTGAATGGCTATGTGATGATGGAGTGAGATATACACGCTAATGGCAAAGGGCGCTGACATCATTGCCCGCTGGGGCAAGCTCAAAGCCGAGCGCGGCAGCTTCGAGGAGCGTTGGGACAAGATCAGCCGTCTTTTCGATCCGACCAGCTACGGCTCGGCATCGCAGCGCGGCGAGGGTGAAAGCATTACCAGCCAAGTCTACGACTCCAACGGCTTTCACGCGCTCGACACGCTCGCCAAGTTCATCAGCAACGAGATCATCAATCCCGCCGAAAAGTTCTTGAACTACACGCCGGGCAATCCGCAACTGCGCGATGTTGATGAGGTCAAGGAGTGGTGCGAGGAGGCACGCGACCGCACGCTGGCGATTATCACGAAGTCTAACTTCTTCAACGAGATGCCTGTTGGCTTCAAGTCGTTGGCCGGCATGGGCAACGGCTCGGTGTTTTGGGGGCAAAGGGTAGCCGGCGCCAATGAGCAACCGCAGCCGGGTTTCCGCGGCCTGCGCTTTCGCGCCGACAAAATTGGGCGCTTTGCTTGGGCCGCTAATGCCAACGGCGAGGTCGACACCAACTTTATCGACTTCCAGATCTCAGCCGCGGCGGCCGATGAGATGTTTCCGAAGGCACCTGAGTCTGCAGCGTTCAAAAAAGCCATTGCCGAGAAGCACCCTGACCGCAAATGCAAGTTCATCCATGCCGTTTACCCGCGACCGAAAGGTGAGAAGGGCTACGGCAACAAGGGCTTCCAGTGGGCGAGCTGCTACGTCGAGGAAGAGTCGAAAGAGATCATGGATGAGAGCGGCTTTCGCTACTTTCCATTTTTCACGCCGCGGTGGGACTTGGTTCCCGGCGAAACTTACGGCCGCGGTGCGGCGGAGTTGGCCTACAACTCAATGGCAACCAAGAACAAAGCCCGCGAGATGACGTTCCAAGAGTGGGCATTGAAGATCAGGCGCCCGGTATTGGCAGCGCAGGACTCGATCATCGGCGTGATGAGGATGAAGCCCGCAGGAGTGACGGTGGTCAACACCAGGGGCCAGCGGATCCAAGACGTGATCCAGCCTTACGACACGGGCGGCGATGCCCAGTTCAACGAGATCCAAGACGAGAAGTTGCGGAACGAAGTGCGGCAGATGTTGTTCGTCGATGTGATCATGCAGCTGCTCGAGCAGGACTTGAAGGACGTGAACAACGCCACCTACTTCAAGAAGCTCGACATTCTGTTTCGCCTGCTGGGGCCGGTCTACGGCAACGTCGAGCACGAGCTGCGCCGGCTATTCGATAATCTGTTCCTGTATCTCTACGAGGAAGGCATGTTTAGCTCGCCACCGGACATCCTCTTAGAGTCTGGCGGCGAGATCCAAATTGAATTTGACAACGGCCTGGCGCGTGCTTCGAGCGTGGTCGAGGTGGACAGCATCAATCAGGCGTTCGCCGACCTGGCGCCCTGGGTCAACTTCGAGATGACGACTAAGGGCTACAGCGAGATCATGGACGGCTTTGACATGGGCAAACTGCGCGAGCATGTAACCAAGGTGCGCGGCGTGCCGGCCACGGTGACGCGGAGCGAACAGGAAATAGCCGAGATTGAAAAGGCGCGCGCCGAGGCGCAGCAACAGAGCCAACAGAAACAAGACATGATGGCGATGGCCGAGGGTGCGGGCAAAGCAGCGCCGGCGCTCAAGCTGCTGCAAGGCGGGGCGCAAGGGGCGGCGGCTTAGGTGAAATGGTTTTACGAGTGGCTGCGCAATCGATGGCGAAACGAAGTAGACGCGGAGCAGCGCAAGAAGAACTACGAGCAGGCGCTGCACATGATTCTAAACACGCCGGCCGGGCGGGTGGTGCTGAATGAATGGCTCGACACGATTTACTGCGATGTCTCTTATGTACCGACGGGCAAATGTTGTGACACCGCTTTCAACGAGGGGCAGCGGGCGTTGATACACGGGATTTTACAGGCGCTCGACCGCATGGATAATCCGGGCAAGCAGGGAGAGACCAAGGTGGAGGTTGAGTAATGGCTGAAGAAGGCCAACAGATAGACGGACAGCAAAATGGCGCCGACTGGCGGCCGCACGCTGAGACTCTGCGTAGCGATCCAGAACTTGCGCCGCACCTGGACAAGATCAGCGAAAAGACCGTCACGGACTTGGTTAAGAGCCACGTTCACCTATCGCGCAAGCTGGGCAACTCGGTGCAGATGCCCGACCCGGCCAAGGCCAAGCCCGAGGAAATAAAGGCGTTCAAGGATAGCGTCTACAAGGCGGGGCTGTTCGAGTCGGCGCCGGAGTCGCCGGATAAGTACACGCTCAATCGTCCTGATGGCATACCCGAAACGGCCTGGCCCGATGAGCTTGTCGGCGGCTTCAAGGCGATGGCGCATGAGCTGGGGCTGACGCAAAAGCAGGTGGATAAGCTGGCCGAGTTCGATGCAAAGCGATTCAGCTCGTTTGCCGCGCCGCTGGCGGCGGACCTTGACGCCGCGAAGAAAGCCGTCACCGAACAGTGGGCCAAAGAGGGCAAGGGATACGATGAGATGATGGCGCTTGCCGTCGAGGGTATGGCAAAGCGCAACTTCACGGCCGAGGAAGTGCAGGCGCTAGAGAAGATCGGCGCGTTGTCGCACCCGGCGGTGTTATCCGGGCTGGCGAAGATCGGCGAGGCGTTCAAGGATAGCGATGGCGTTATCGGCGCCGATACCAGCCGAATCGATAGCGCGTTGGCCGACTTTCAGCCGGGCGGCGCCAAGTGGGAGAAGCTCGCCGCGGGCGATCCGGCGACGCTGGCCGAGCGTGACGCGATCTACTCGAAGAAATATCCAGGCATGGTGAATCTATCGTGAGCATTGACGAGATCAAAGACGCGTTCCGCGGCACGCCATACGCCGACGCGATTGTTGCGTTGTGCGACCGGGTGGCGGCAGTTGAGGAGTTAGTTTGTGAGACAGATCGACCTAAAGCTAATAAATCAGATAAAGCGAACGCACGCCAAGGTAACTGACAAGGTGTTTGAGGTGATGCTTCGCGCTGGCTGCCCGGCAAACGAGTTGCAGCATATCTTCATGGGCGCGGATGACGACGAATACATCCTTTGGGGCAAGACCGGCTTCCACGTCACTATTGACTGGGACCAAGATGGGCGCGTACAATGTGAGGCAGAACCGGGTGAGTTCTTGGAGACAAGCGTCGCGGCGCCGATGTGGGTCAGAAGGGTGACGAGTTTTCATAGGACTATTGGGAATCAGAATGCGTTGCAATAATTAGAATCCTGCATTGATGGGATGGGGTTCCTGAACAAATCGGGAGCGCGTCACGGCATCCCATCACTGGAAGATTCTTCTTCCGTTCCGGGTAGCCCTTTCAAGGGTCCGGTGACACGCACGCGAAAGCGCGTGCCGCTGGTGTCGTAACACCAGGCGAGTCCACGCAAGTGGGCAGCTCACCGGCAGTTCTCAGCCCTGCCAAAAAGCTGAGAAAAAACTTGAAAGGAAAACTATCCAAATGGCAGACCTAGAACAAGGCTGGGTTCATTCGTTTAACGACATGATCCGGGCCACATATCAGCAAGAAAAATCTTTAGTCGCGGCCAACACGCCGCCTCAATGCCGCAAATCAGAGAAGGCGGCCATCGTTCACTTCGACCGCATCGGCAACGTGGTTGCTAACGACAACCCGGGCCGTCATGCGCCAACCCGGCTAATCACCTTTGCGCAATCTCGGCGAGCCTGCTTCCCGGTGTCGAGTGACGCCGCGGTGGCGCTTACCACGATTGACGAGGTGCGAAGTCTTAACAACCCGCAAAGCTCCATGACGCAGGGAATGCTCGCCGCGCTTCGCCGCCGCGAGGATCTGCACTGGATCGGCGCGGCCGTGGGATCGGCCAGCGTGGCGACCGTGGGCGCGACCGGCGCGATCACTTACACTACGCAGGCGCTTTTCTCGGCGAACAGCTACGACGCTACGGGCGGCTCGACGGCGATCATTCTTGCCGACATCATCAAGGCCAATACCTTGTTGAGCAAGGGCGGCGTCCCCTACGGGCCGTCTAATCGCCTGGCCTTCTACTCGCCTTACCAACTGACCGACATCCTGGCAATCACGCAGGCCAGTTCTTCGGACTTCACCCGCAATCGTATCCACGACAAGGGCACGATCAACGGTGAGACTTTCGAGGGCTTCACCTGGATCGAGATCGCCGACGCGGTTGACCCTACCGGCACCCTGCTTCACCGCATGCTGCCCTACGCGTCGTCAAAGCGTTCCTGCATTTTCGCGAGCCGAGATGCCGTCGGCTTGAATGTCAACCAGGACGTGCAGACCGACGTGGGTATCCGGCGGGATATGAACAACGAGATCCAAGTGCGGCTCGACATGACCATGGGCGCGGTTCGCATCTGGGAAGCTGGCGTCGTCGTTATGACTGCCCGCGACGTTTAATGGACTCTAACGGAAAAGAGGTAATAATCGATGACTGATACTCCAATCACCACCAACGCGCTCTACAATGCGCTGTTTGGTTCAACTCCTAGTCCGGTGCCGAATGCAATCGAGATCGGCACCAAAACAATTAAACGCAAGATCACTCACACGGTAGTTTCCGGCGAAGATTCGGACGACTCAGTTTATGTGTCGCGGATTTTCCCCGGCGAATATCTGGTGGGGATCAATCTGGTCACTAACGGCTTGGGCGCGTCGGCGGGCACCGGCTCAACCATCGCGGTTACTGTGACCGATGAGGCTAGCTCGCCCACTACCACAACGGTTGCTGCGGCGGCTGACATGGACGTTACGGGCCAGGCGGTGAGTCAACTCGCCTACGCGGGTATGTACTTCACCCCTGCGGTCGGCAACGGTCGAGTGGCTATCGTTCACGCGACCGGCGCACCCGTTGTCGGTAAGGTGGTAGTCGGATGGATCGAACTTGTGAGGGCTAGCGCGTAATGGCTGGACGTGCAATTTACTCGGCGTCGTACCCAAAGGAATTTATGGAATCCGCATGGACCCATAGGGGCTACTATGGGGACGGCGCCGGGCGTTGCAATATCACGTCGATCATTGACTCGCTTGATGATCGACCGGCGATAGTGGTGGGCAGCGGCGGGACCACCGATGAAATCTTCGAGGACTACTATAGCGCCATGGATAAAAACCCTGGCGCCGTGGTGTTCGCGGTAAATGACATCGGCGTGTATCTACCGACTGTCCACCACCTAGTCAGCTTGCATGAGGATAATTTGCAGGCATGGGCGCAGTTGAGGAAAGACAAGCATAGCCGCAAGGGCTTTGCGACTCATTCGATCATCGGCGCGGACTGGAACTGGGAAGGTATCGTCCCGATCATGCCGATCAGCGGCTACTTTGCCATGCAGATTGCCTGGGTGATGGGCGCCGGAAAGATCGTGCTAGTTGGCTGTCCGGGCGACAACACGCGGCGGTTCTTCGACCGTAAGGCAAGAGACGACTTCCACTACCAGGAGAAGGGCGTTTTGCAGCAAGTTGAAAGTGAAATGCGGCGATTGCCAGAGTTCAAGGCGGCGGTGCGGTCCATGAGTGGATTCACCAGGGATTTCTTTGGTGCCGACGACAAGGGGGTAAGCGATGGCTGACTTTGCAACTAACCAAGCGGCTGATACTGCGGCCAAAACAAAGATGCTCGACGGAACTTACGTCGTCGCAATGGCGGCGACAAACGCGGCCGGCGCGATTGCGATGTACGTTCTGAACCATATCGCCAACGGCGGCGACTGGGCGTATGTGACGGAAGATCCATTAGACTGATGACTACGACCGAGGTCGAGCGCGACAAATACACGCGCATGTGGACGAAGGTGCCTGGCTATCGTAGCACTTCGCCCGGCGAACAACTCGTACCGCACTTTTTGAAACACGCAGCATGGGAACGTGGCGACACACTGATTGACCTTGGCTGCGGGCCAGGCCGGGCGAGCGTGAAGCTGGCAGAGGCCGGACTTGATATAACACAGCTCGATATAGCGGCAGAGTCGCGGGATTGGGAAGTCAAGCGCGTAGGTTTGCCGTTCATCGAGGCGTCGTTGTGGGAGTTGCCGGAAGGGCTTGGGACTTTCGATTGGGTTTACTGCTGCGATGTGCTCGAGCATATTCCGCCGGATCACGTCGATGCCGCGCTTGACTGTATGGCGCGCGTGACCGGCTACGGCGCGTTTATGCAGATCGCGCTTTTCCCCGAGGGCTTTGGCCGCCATATCGGCGAAACTTTGCACCTTACCGTGCAGCCCGCCGAGTGGTGGATGGAGCGGATCAATAAACGATGGGAAACGTCCAAGTCGGACGTTATCGCCGAGCGGCTTATCGTGCTGACGGGAAATGCGAAATGAAGGTGGTCTGCGTCAACGTAGGCAAGGACACGATCTTCAGAAAATACGGCTACACGATGAAATTACTTTCATCTCTTAACCGCAACAGCAAGCGCGATTGGACCTTCGAGTGCATCGCTGCGAGCGAGTATCCGGGCTGGTGGGCAAAGATGGAGATTTTCCCAGCTAAGGAACGGACAATCTACCTTGACCTCGACACGGTAATTACCGGGAACATTGACTTTCTTTTCGACTATGACGGCCCGTTTTGCATCCGGCGCAACCCATGGCCCAACTGTGGATGGTGCGATGCGTCGCTAATGTCTATCGCGCCGGGATTCGGTGAGAACATCGCTAAGGAATTTGCCGCCGCGCCGACCGAAATCATGCGGGCGTTTAGAAGCGACCAGGAGTTGCTTTCTCAGATGGTCCCACAGGCCGATACCTGGCAGGACTTCGCACCTGGCAAGACAGCATCTTACAAAGCAGACCGTTTAGACCATGGGCCAGGTGATGCGTGTATCGTGGCAATGCATGGCACACCGAAACCGCATGAATACCCGGCAGCTTGGATCAAAGAATTTTGGCGATAGGAGTAGCTATACCATGGCTGAAAAATTAAGTGCGACCCAAATCGAGGCGATGCTAAAGCCGATGATAGATTTTGCGCCGGCAATTATCAGGGCTGCGGAAATTGTTGCCGAAGCTAAGGCGGCAGAAGGGCGCAGTGCTGACTCACTGAAGATTATCGCCGGGCTTAACGACCAGTTGGCAAAGTTGCATGAATCGATTGCCGGGTTTGAGCGTCGGCGCGATGTAGCGCGAAATGAATTTAATAGCGCCAGAGAAGAAACCGACGCGTTCAAGAAAACATTGGAAGATGAGCGCAAACAGGCCAGGGCGGAGCACCTTCGAGTATTGGCCGAGTTCGCAAAGGATCAGGCAGCGGCAGAAGAAGAATTGCGCAAATTGCAAGGCGCTGTCTCGGTGCAAAAGGCGGAACTTGATGCAGTGACAAAAGCATTCGAGGATTTCAAAAAGGCGCACAAGCTATGATTAAAGAACCTGTACGAGTAAGATTCAAAAATAAGAAAGGCCGCTGGATCGAGGGAATCAGCGAGCCGCAAATCGACCAGAATCACTTTCGGATCTGGCTCAACGTCAAAGCCTACGATCCGCAGGGCAACTTGACCGGAGAGCGCGACGGGCCGGCCAATCTGCTTACCAATCAGTTCGCCGCATTCGTCCAACAGCAAATTCTTAACACGGACTGCGCGAATAACCCCAAAGACACCAGCAACACGTCGCGCAACACATCGACAGGGACGGCAACATCATCGCTGACAGGACGCGCCGGCACCAACGCGACGACCGCCGCCGTTACCGATTACGCGCTGGGCACAGAAACGGAAACGCAGGCGTCGGTTACGGTTAATGCAAATCCGACAACCGGCACGACGTCAGGCACGTTCACGGTCACGTTTACAATCACAGCGAGCGCGGATCGCGCTTATACAGAAGTCGGGCTGACCATCGTTAAAGAAACGTGGACGTTTCTACTGTGCCATGATGTTTTCACAGCTCTTAACGTTTCAAACACTGGAACTTTAGCCGTTACCTATACGTTTACCAATTCGTAACGCACGCCGATGGCAATCGCGCTTCGCACAGGTTCGGCAGTCGCATGGTCATCGGGCACAACCATTGCCTCGGCGTCCATGTCCTTGACTGCCGGCGATATTATTATCTGTGGTGGAGTGTTTGATCCAGCCGCAAGAACTTGCACGTTCTCTAAAACCGCTGGCACGGGTGCAATCGGCTCATTTACTCACAGGACGAAACTTACCAACGGCGCTCATGGTTTAACGGTTGGCTATGCTTCAGTTACGACTACGGGCACCGTGACCATCACGGCTACGGCGGATACTACTCCAACATCCGGCTGTCTTGTTATCGAAGTGTATTCCGGTGCATCGGGCATCAAGGGTGGCACTGGCGGGACGGGTTCAACGGGCACGGACGTGACTCTCTCCATAACGACCGCTTACGCTAACAGTTGGGTCGTAATGGTTGCGTCTAATATCGTCACGACAACGACGATGACGAGCGGGACCAACTGCACGGTTGAACGATCAATCGCGTGCAATGTTTCCGGTACTGCCAATGACGTGACTGGTGCAATCGGTAGCAATGAGTCGGCGTTATCCGTGCAGACCATTGCCGCGCATATGGTGCAAGTCAACAACAAATCCTGGTGCGCCGATATTCTTGAGCTTGTCCAGCAATGGACCGTTTCGGCGGCGGGGGGCGCCGGCGGGAGTCAAGCCGATCAAGTTCTCACAAACCTTAAATCGACAACAGTGACCGAGACGGCGTCTGCAACAAAGATCGCGTCGAGCGTCAAAGCGGCAGCGGGCACGATGGCTGTCAGCGTGGCGAAACTCGCCAACGGAGTCAAGTCGGTATCGGTCACGCAAGCGGCGGCAGCAGCCGAACAAGTCTTAACGAACCTTAAAGGCGTCACCGTCACGCAGGCAGCGTCCGCAGCACAACAGGTGTTGAC